TTCCATGTACCACAAGTTGACCAGCAGTAGTAATTTCAACTTTATCGTTGATTTGATTACCTGATGTGCTGTTTGTAGCTAGGTGTTGGAAACCACCTTGTGACCTGACTGGTCCTGAAAAAGTTGTGTTAGCCATAATTTCCTCCAAGGAAATAAGTTCTATTGTCTCGGCTTGTCTGCTAGGTCAGTCGATAGAACAAGTTAATAATACCCTAGATACTAAAAATCATACTCCTTGGAGCATGATTTAGCAAATAGAATGTTTTAATCTTAGTTCATTAGGCTACCTCTTCATCTTGTGTAACAGACTCAATTAACTTTGGTCTGATAAGTGAAGTGGTGTTCCAAGTTTTGTCACCATCTTTTTCTTTGTAAAGATACTCACCAGTTTTTTCGCAGATTTCTTCGTAACTTATTGTAGGAGTAAACTCGTTGTGTGCTTTGATAGTAGCCTCAAGCTCAACCCAAGTATTAACTGAATCACACATAGCTTGGTTAAACTTAGTTCCACAGCCACCATTGGTTACCAGTCTTTCACCATTCTCTGTAATGTATTTTATTTTGACAGAATAGTTGTTATATCCGAAATCATTTTCATAACGATCTAGGCTAAGAACAAAAGCCTTGACAGTAACCTTGTCACCAACAGAACTAAAATGTTTGTTGGCATTTTTAGGAATGTAAATAACTTTTGGCTTACATATGTTGCTCATGGCTTCATGAATATCGCTTTTGTACTCAGTAAGACCTGCCCAGTAATTGATGCTTTCTTGAGACATGTGATCGAGAGGAGCATGATCTATTACATGACCACCTGACCAAATTTTATCAAAAGGATTTTTGCCATTAAATAACACTTCTAAAGAAGTCACAATCCAATTAGCAAGGTTCTTTTCTTTTCTTCTGAGGTTGTCAGCTTCGATTTGATCTTGATTTCTTCTGATGATGTCGTTGAGGCTTTCATCAGCATATGATGTGTCAAGAGGGTCAGTGTCACCTGACTTGTTGACATAATCCATGGCTTTCTCTACTGCTGTCTTGGGATCAGTAGAAAGATTAACAATGTATTCACCCTTAGTGTCTACACCATAACCAACACAAAGTGTGTACATTGCAGTCAATGATCCACTTGCGATGTAATATCGTACATATTTTTCCATTACGCTACCTCCTGTTCTTTTACAAATTCATAATGCTTTTTTAAGAAGTAAACAGAAGCATGTGCTTTCTCAAAATTATTATAAAAGATACGCTTGGTATTATCATGTCGAGGATAGTCAGCTAAAGCATTGTCATGATAAATGTCATATTCCTCTAACATATTTAAGTAGTTAGTAGCATCGTACATAGGTTGGTCACCATCCATTGATTGATACAACCTCATGCCTGTCATGTCATTAGGAAGTTTGATGCTGTACACAGGCTTTGGATTTTTGGTTTCTACACCATCTTTGTAATTGTAGGCATTGGCTACAACCTCTAACTCAAGGTTCATAACCTCATCCCACTCAGGCGTATAATTTTTTAAATGTTTTAATGATTTCATTTTTTCTCCTTTGTTGTTATTAAATAAACTTTCCATATACTTAATATACACAAATTTAGACAAATGTACAACTATTTACACACTTTATTTCATTTATTTTAGACCAAAAAAAAGGGAGCCTAAGCTCCCTTTAAGGTTATTAAGAAACTTACGCTCCTTGTGAACCATAGATACCACGCCAGTTTGAAAAACCGAAGCTGTATCTTTCTCTAGCTTTGTAACGAATGTTACCAGTAGAGAAGTCAGGCTCCATGTTAGTCTCCATGCCAGTTCTTTGGAACATTTTTAGACCTTCGCCTTGATCTGTAACAGATGTTAGCAAGAAGAAAGCATCAGGATCAGTTAAATAATGATTAACTGTATAGCCACCGGGTAACACACCTGTGTTTTTGATAGCGTTTACATCATTATCTGCTGTACCTGATCTTAGAGTGCTGTTCAATATTCTGTCAGCAACAAAAACTAATTGTGGTGGAACCACAAGTTTTGAAGCATTAACAGAGATTGTTAGACCTCTATCGTCTGTAAATGTTGAGATATCAATAAGTGCATCCTCTAATGAAGTTTCATTAAGGTCAGCCATGGATGTAGCTCTATTCGCCGCTGTTCCACCACCTGCGAGGGGGTGAGCAGTTGCAATTAAAGGTTGTCCATCACCACCAGTAAAACTGGATGAAAATGCGTTATTAAGTACATTGGCACCTTTCACTTCTTTGGTGTTAGCCATTGATCGTGCTAGTGCTTTTGTATATCTTTTTCCTAAAGAATCGTAGAGGTTATCTTCAACTGCTTCTTCAGTTAGAGCAAAAGCTAACGCAATCGTGTCATGCGTATATCTTGCTGTGTAACTTTCAGAAGAGTTGTCAAAGACAACGCCTTGACCTTCAGACTTAGTTGGTGCTGAACCAAATCCCATAACTAATACTTCTTCTTCGAAAGCCTTTTGAGAGTCTTCGATGGAGAAAATTTCAGTATATTCTTGTTGGTATGTATCATACTCAAGTCCAAATAAACTGTTTAAGCCGGGTTCTAGTTCTTTTGCTAATTGTGCTCTTGAAATTGCCATAATTTATATCCTTATGCTAAACCAGCACCTTTCTGCCCACATATATGATTTTGAATCACACAGAGAACATTAGTGTCAGTCGAACCTACGTCCGAGTTATCAGGGTCTTCAGAAATATCTAAGACTTTCAGTGGTAGTGAAGCAGTGGTATTACCAGTACTAACAGCACATTCAGTATTCGATCTTCCTGACTTAGTGTCGCCTACAGGTGATCCATCAACAATGTCGAAATTTCCGAACAAGTCTGCAACTGGAAAAGCTGCATTACATTGTACTTCGAAAACAACATTAGGATGATCTATCACTGATGCGATTATATCAGAGGAAGTAATACTTCCTTCGTATGAGTTACTAAAAACTTGTTCGCCACTAGAGTTTGTAAAGCTTACGCCATTAAAAACTCCAACGATAGGTACAGCTCCAGAAGCGGCGTGTCTGCCCAAAACACCAGCAGTAAGCTGGGTAACCAAGTCGCCTTGGAAAATTGGGGTAGTCGCACCACTAGCGATTCTGTATCTTGATTGTCCACCTGAATAAGGTGCACCACTCATCATACGAACAGGTTTTAGTCCAAATGGAGCATTTTTATTTGCCATAATTTAGTTTCCTGTTATTTAGTTACTTTTCTTTCCAAAAGTAACTTGAGATTCTCGTTTAGAATCATACTTAACATAGCGATTGTCTTTTCCTGAATCATTAAACATTGTGTTGTCTAACGCTTCATTAGCAAGACGAGTTCTATCTTCATAGTGCTCTCTTCTTTCATTAACAGTCTCTATGGGCATTTTTGCTAAAACGAGTCCTTCGTTATGTATTACGCCTGCCATCCTACCTTGTTCGATAGTAGGAAAATGCCAACCTGCTGGAAGCTCAGAACCTTGTACAAGTTCCCAACCTTCTCTTAGTCTATAACTCATGTTATTTGCATCTTCTATACCTAAAGTTGCTTCTCTTATCCACCTATATACAAAGCCTTCAGGTGGTGGAGGAGTTTCAAGTTTTCTGACTGGTCGCCATGGTTTTCTACGAGCTTCTTTATCGTGTGTCTCGGAATCACGAACATTTCTAGTCATATCCAATTTCTTATCGTCTATCATTAAATCACCTCTCTTTGTGAAATTTTTTGTTTCTCTTTGGCTACTCTTTTCAACCAATCATCTTGTGACATGTTGTAAGGTTTTAACCCTGAGAGCCGATCTACTTCAGACTTAGAAAAAGTCACGCCTTTCTTTTTTGCTTGTGTTTTTTGCCGACTTCCTACGGAAGCAGATGCGACTCTTTGCACAGAGGGTCTGTCATCTTTTTTATTGGCTTTTTTATCATCACCCAAAGTTGGGTAAACTTTAAAAACTCTTTTATTTAATTCGCTGTAATAATCGTCTGAATCAGCTTCAAACCCTTCGTTTACAAGATTAAAATGTGTGAAATAAGCAAATTGAGTAGCTTCAACATTGGTTTGATCTGATTGATCTCCATACCAAGTGTTGTTACTTGCCCAATCTAAAGCCTCATCAGTAGGCTGAACTTGTTGCTGTTGTTGTTGTTGTTGTTGTTGTTGTGGCTGTGCAACTTGTTGTTGTTGTACAGGTTGTTCTTGTCTATTCTTAGCCATTCTTACTTTTTCTTTTTGAATGGATAGATCACTTTTTAAAGTGTCAGCTTTAGACATTAATTCAGCATCACCTGATTCTACAGCTTTTTTATACAACTCATTGGCTTGTTGTTCTTTAGCATTAATTGATTGTTCTTCAGCCAATAATACATTTTGACCTAACTGAGAAGTATGGGTTCGTAACGCATTAATTTCAGCATCTTTTTGAGATGCTACTTGCTCAAGATACTGTGCTCTTTGTTCAGCCTCTTTTGCTCTTTGTGTTAATTTGTTAACTCTTTTAGATACACCTTTAGTGTATTGATCTAATTCGTCATCAGATGTAACAACTGGATCACCATTTTGATCTATCGAGTCCTCAACAATTTGAATATTATCTTCTTCTAGTTCTTGAGAAACAACTTGTTCTGTTTGATTATCTATCATTTATAAACTCACTATATCATCAGGATTAGAAATTGTCGCAATAACTTCGTCATCGTTTATTATTCTGACTTCTGCACCATCATCTAATTTAAACCTAGCACCTGCGTAACGACCAATCAATACCCATTGTTTTTCGCCACACCATGGTGCTCCATATTTTTCTCCACTATAACAAAGAGGACCACACTTAACCACATAAGCTACAACTGTTGCCAGTTGCTCCTTATCTTGTGATTCTTTTGTGAGAAGGATTCCTCCCTTCGTTACTCCCTTACCACGATAAGGAAGAACTAAGATTTTCCAACCAGTAGGTTGAGGCATACGCTCTAAAACAGAATCATCTAATTTGCTTGGGTCTAATACAACCTCATCAGGTTCTACATAAGCTGAGGATAATTCTACTGTTTTTTTAGTCATTGTGTACCTTAAAGTAATTTTTTATAAAATCTTGTATATAATACAACGCTTGTAGTTGTCCTTGCAAGTATTTATGGTGATCCATGTCATTTAATCCACCACCCATGTAAGTCTCACTAATAGCTTCTATCTTAGAATCAATTTCTTTTTGTAGTTTTTCAAGAAAAGTTAAATCCATTAGTCTCTTACTTTAAATTCAAGACCTTGAGTAGCTGCTCCACCACCTCTAATTTTAACAACCCTAACATCTCCACCTTTATTCATTTTTTTTGGTGGTCTTCCTTTTTTGGTTCCATATGTTCCTTTACCTTTTGGCATATTAATCTCCTATTTAGATTTTTTAACAGTTTTAGTTTTTTTAACAGTTTTAGTTTTTTTGACAACTTTAGGTTTTTCTACTACCTCTTCTTCTGCCTCTTGTTTCACTTCTTCTGCTACTTTGACTTCAGCTTGCATTTCTTTAGCTTCTATAACCACTGAGACTTCGTTGACATAAATGTTGCCTTTATCAATGGCTAATTGTTTTTTTGCAATTCTTTCGTCAGAAACTTTCTTTTTGTCTGCTAGTAACTTTTCGTTATCTAGTCTGTCAGTTTCTTCTTTTGCTTTATTAATTTTTTTTTGAGCTTTTAGCTCGTCAATTGCTTCTTTCACATATGATGTTGTCATATTAATTCCCTCTCATTTTGGATTGTAACTCCATTAGTTTTAATTCTGCTTGCTGTTGCATTCTTTCTACTGCTAATTGGAGTTTATCATCAGCAATAGTTTTTTGTATATCTAAGCGTTGTTGTTGCATTTGTGTATCAGCCATATTAGATTGAGATTGCAACTGTTGTTTAGAGTCAAATTGTTCTTGATCCATGTCTAATTCTTTGTCTTTTAATTCTAACTCTTGTTGTCTAATCGCAACCAAGGGATCGCCTTGATTTGTGTCGCTAATAGATTGCATAAATTCTCTAGTAAGTTCAGCCAAGATAGGTGAACTCATTTGATCTAACATCATTTGTATTTGAAGTTGTATTTGCTGTGCTTCTTCAGGACTTACTTGTTGCATTTGTGCTTGAACCTGTGCAATTTGTTCTTGCATTTCAGGTGGCATTTGTTGTTCAGCTACTTGAGCTGAAAGAAATTGTAAATGTTGCATTACATGGCTAATAATTAACGATTGTAACTGTGGGTTTTCTTTAACCACTTGAGTTAAAAATAAACTTTGATGAGCCTCTACATGTGCTTCATGGTTTTGTTCAGCAAATGCTTGTGCAGGTTGACCCATTAATAAACCACTGTTTTCCAAACCTGCATCAATTGGCTTAGGTGTATTGTCAGCAGGTGGTTGCAACAATGAGTCTACATTATCAACACCTAATGCACTGTACATTCTGTAATAGGCTTCATATATTCCTGTAGGACCATGTATTTCAGGATTAGATTGAACCATTTGCAACAATTCTTGTGCCATAGTTATTCTTTGGCTTTGTGAAAATATGTTTGGATCAGAGACAGGAACTATGTCAATTCGATCATCAAAGTCACTAACTTTTATTTCTCTTGCACCTGATCCTGTGTCAAATGGGTATTCAGGTGGTAAGTAATCTGCAAAAACTTTAGCCAAAAGGTTAAATTCTAATCTTTGTGCGTAATGCAATCTTTTGTGAATAGCACTCATGACTTTTGTGCCACGCTCTAATAAAGCTACTGTAGTTCCTACTGGCATGGCTTGATTC